CACCCGCAACGAGCCGAAGCTGCTACGCATCTGTATATAAAAACGGAGTGTACGTCGACGGAGTGATCGTCACGATCACCACCGCTGGCCCCACCACTGGCGATTTTGGAGGAACGACCCCCTTGAGCGGTGTGAATGTGGACTTCGTTGCAGGAGACGTCATAACTGTCAAGATTGCTCACAGCGGCAGCGGACTGACCACCGAAAATTGGTTAGCTTTAGTCCGCATCTCAAACACTACGGTCTAGAAAATGTCAAATAAAGATCCTAACTACATCGCTAAAATAGAGAAAGCTATCTCGCAAAAGTACGGGGATAGTGCTACACTTAATCCTCGTCATGAGTGGGACGCCGAAAAAGAAAAAGAATACATCGCACAATCTCAGGAAGCACGCCGCAAGTTTCAGTCTCAAGACGAAACCCAAGACAATGTTGAACAAGACGGATTTTTGATAAATCAAAAACTACTTAGTAGAGACCAAAATAGGACTTGTCCTGTTTGTGAAAAGTATTCTTTTCATCCGCGTGATGATTTGTACATGAATAAGTTTGAAGCTTGCTTCGGATGTTTTAGTCGGTACATAGACGGAAGAGAAGAACGATGGATCGATGGTTGGAGACCTAACAAGGAAGAATAAGATGGCAACAGTATTAGAAATTATTCAAGGAATCGCACAGGCAGCAGCCAATGGTGCATGGGATGGCGCTCACTCCGCCGACCTTCAAGCTGACGGAAAAGCCCGAGACGCTGGCCTCAAGCGCCAGGACGGACACTTCATTAATGACCGCCGCGTGATGGATGGTTTCGGTGTCAAGTTTCATGGGCCACTTCTCCGTGTGACGTATCAAGCAGAAATCCGAATCAAGGATGTCAAACAGAACGGTTTCGAAAATGATGTGGAAGCCCAGATCGCTGAGATTGTTAAATTTCTGAAGAAGGAATACAAAGCCATCACTGGTGACACTCTTACTCTCACGAAAGAAGGAGACTCTCACATTCTGGTCCAGAGGATTTCTAACTACCGTACCGACTGCCAGGCACATTGTGATTACCGCATCGGCGGTCTGACAGATGTGGTGGATGTCAACGAGGGAACAGACGACGAACGCCTGGATAAGGCCGTCCGGGATTGGTTATCTTTAGGTCCAAAGGGACGTCCCAAGAACGATACTCGCAAAGGTAAGTAACATATGTTATGGCGAACGCCCTTACTAAACAAGAGATACTAAAAGAGATAGTGAAAGCCGGCAAAGACCCGGTATATTTTACAATAAATTACTGTCGTATCTCTCATCCCCAACGTGGCCTAATCCCATTTCAGGCCTATGATTATCAGCGTGAGCTGCTAAAGGATTTTAACGACTATCGTTTTAATATCATTCTCAAGGCCCGACAGCTAGGAATCTCAACAATATCAGCAGCTTATATCGCATGGCTTATGCTTTTCCATCGCGATAAGAATATTCTAGTTGTTGCTACTAAACTCCAGACGGCCACCAACCTGGTTAAAAAAGTAAAAGCAATTATCAAGAACCTCCCCTCGTGGATGAGAATTGCGGATATTGAAATAGATAACCGTACATCGTTCGAACTTAAGAATGGATCCCAAATAAAAGGGTCTTCCACCTCGGGAGACGCTGGTCGTTCGGAAGCCTTGTCACTGTTGGTAATTGATGAGGCCGCCCACGTTGAAAAGCTTGATGACCTCTGGACCGCTCTCTATCCGACGCTATCGACGGGTGGTCGGTGTATTGCGCTGTCCACTCCCAACGGAGTGGGTAATTGGTTCCACCAGAACTGTGTTGAAGCCGAAGCAGGCACCAATGCGTTCAACATGACCACACTGATGTGGGACGTCCATCCCGATCGAAACAAAACCTGGTTTGAAAAAGAAACCAAAAACATGTCTAAACGCCAGATTGCACAGGAGCTTGAATGCAATTTCAACGTCTCCGGCGAAACTGTCGTCCACCCTGATGACATTCAATGGTATTTGGAACGCGCCGTAGCGCCAGAGTATCGGACAGGTTTTGACCGCAATTATTGGATCTGGAAAAAACATGACCCGGAGAAGACTCATTTGGTGGTCGCCGACGTTGCCCGCGGCGACGGTAAGGACAATAGTGCCTTTCATGTATTTGAGCTAGAAAGTATGGAAGTAGTGGCAGAATATGTAGGAAAGCCCACTCCAGATGACTTCGCAGACATCTTAGCTAACGTGTGTGCCGAGTACGGTAATCCTATGTTGGTAATAGAAAACAACAATATTGGCTTCGCCGTACTTAAAAAACTGCAAGATACAGGGTATCCTAATCTATATTACTCCGCTAAGGGAAACCACGCATATGTGGATCCTATAAGTGCGCAGTGGCAGTCTAACGTGATACCTGGGTTTACTACTTCTTCTAAAACTCGTCCCCTGATTGTGGCTAAGATGGAAGAGTTTATGAGAAATAAACTAATTAAAATTAACTCGAATCGTTTGCTTTCCGAAATGAAAACATTTATTTGGAAGGCCGGGCGACCACAAGCGATGAGAAGTTACAATGACGATTTGGTTATGTCATTCGCGATAGGGTGTTGGGTGAGAGATACAGTGATTGTAGAAAGTCAAAAAGGAATTGAGTATAGTAAAGAATTTCTGTCAGCTATTTCTACGTCTAAAACTAATATTTCCACCACCATCAATGGAATGCGTGGCCACAAAAACACAAAGGAATCTCAACGGAGTGCAGAAGCGGAAAAATATACTGATCAATACTTCGCTTTATTAAAAGGATAAATTATGGCCAACAATTCACGAAACACTAGAAACAATGCATCTCCCCTCTTTAAGCGACTCACCCGCTTACTTTCAGGACCTATTGTAAATTTCAGAGCGCAGCAAGCCCGCCAGGACCAGCGCAATAACTTAGATAAGTATCGCTATCGTTTCCGCTCTATGAGCGGTCAGGAGTTCAAGCGCGCCGACAATAACATGTCGCAGAACTATAACTTGTTTACTTCTGCTGCATTTCGCAACCAGAACCGTTCAGAGAGGTACCAAGACTTTGAGCAGATGGAATACATGCCTGAGATTGCCTCGGCCCTAGACATTTATGCTGATGAAATGACTACTTCCAACGAGTATGATAAGATGCTAGACATTACTTGTTTGAATTTGGAAATCAAAACCATCCTCAATTCTTTGTTTTATGAGGTCTTGAATCTAGATTTCAATGCGTTCGGCTGGGCTCGCTCCATGGTCAAGTATGGAGATTTCTTCTTATATTTAGACATTGATGAAAAAATGGGAGTGACCTCAGTTATTGGACTTCCGAATAATGAGGTTGAGCGTCTTGAAGGCCAAGACTCATCTAACCCCAATTATGTTCAGTATCAGTGGAATGGCGCCGGAATGACCTTCGAGAACTGGCAGGTTGCACATTTCCGCATCTTAGGTAATGACCGACACGCTCCCTACGGAACATCGGTTCTTGATCCTGCCCGCCGAATTTGGCGCCAGGTGGTGCTCCTAGAGGATGCTATGATTGCTTATCGTGTCGTCCGCGCACCCGAGCGCCGGATCTTTAAGATTGATGTAGGAAACATTCCTCCTCAAGATGTGGCACAGTACATGGAGAAAGTGAAGACAGAAATGAAGAGAAACCAGCTGGTGGATGCTACCACCGGCCGCGTCGACCTTCGCTACAATCCCCTTTCCTTGGAAGAAGATTATTTTATTCCCATGCGGGGGGGCGTCGGCTCTGACATCACTTCGCTCCCCGGGGCAAAGTCTCTTGACGATATTGAGGACGTCAAGTATATGCGCGACAAAATGTTCGCAGCCATCAAGATCCCCCAGTCTTATTTGACCAACTTAGAGGGCGACACAGAAGACAAGACCACCTTGGCCCAGAAAGACATTCGATTCTCTCGAACCATCCAACGACTCCAGCGTTCCATTATTAGTGAGCTGGAGAAGATTGCAGTGGTTCACCTTTATACATTAGGTTTCCGTGGCGAGGACTTGCTTTCCTTCGATCTTAAGCTAAACAATCCCTCGCGACTGGCAGAGCTGCAGCAATTAGAATATCTTCGAACCAAGTTCGACACAGCTAATGCTATCCCGGAGGGCACCTACAGCAAGCGTTGGGTGGCTCAGAATATTCTGGGGCTCTCTGATGACGAGTACCTTCGCAACCAACGTGAGACTTTCCATGATCGAAAGTATCAGCAGGCCCTCGAAGCGGTTACAGAGCAGGGCGCTGAAGATGCCCTGGGCGGAGATCTCGGCGGCGACCTTGGTGGAGATCTCGGAGGCGACCTCGGCGGTGACGACTTAGGCGGTGACTTGGGCGGTGACGACTTAGGTGGCGACTTGGGCGGTGATGATGCAGGGGGAGGCGACGATTCGCCCCTTCTAACAGCTCCCGGCCGACGAGAGGATATGACTGAAGCAGATGATGTCAATCATTATGAAAAGAGTTCTTATAAGACTGTTCAAAAGCGAGGCGGTGATCGTCGCAGACATGACCGATCAGGGCCCACAAGCCGGAACATTAAAAACACTGCTATACCCGAAGCTCCTCGCCTAGGCACGACCCGCGCCCGCAGTCCAGGCAGGGTGAGAG